ATGTACAGCGACGCGGCAGTGAGCGACTGCACCGCCGTGGTCGCCGTGCCCTCGTAGTACACGCAGTTGACCCACTGCTCGATCTCCACATTGATGCGCACCTCGTGGTACTGGAGCGCGATGAGCGGGATCGCCAGACCCGGGTTGCGGCAGAACCAGAACTGCAGCGGGATGTACAGCGTCTTGGCGGGCGTGCCGGCACGGGGCGCGCACGTGTTCGTCAGCTCGGCGCCGGCGCACGAGGTGTCCAGCGCATAACCCCTGCGGTCCTTCATGAGCACCAGGTCGTGCGTGTTGCCGATCATGTCATCCAGACCCTTGACCGTGCCCGTGTCCTGCGAGAGCTGCGTCCAGATCTGCATCCAGTCGCCGTACTGGCGGTCGATGCGCTGACCGCCCACCTCGAGCTCCACCACCTTGATCAGACGGTGACCGATGTAGTTCAACCAACGGAAGCGATGGATGGCCGTGTTGTTGCCCGTGCTGAGGTCGACCGTCGGGAGAACCACCTGCACATACGTGCGGTACATCAAGTCGGCATTGCGGTTGATGATCGCAGTCACACGCTTGTTAAAGTCCGCCTGTCCGTTGAAGGTGACCTCAATGGACTCCATGGCAAAGTTTGTGTGGCGCTTGAACAGCACCTTCCAGAAAGTGATTTGCGGGTTGCCCGAGATGTAGATATCCTGCGCGCCATACGAGACAAGCTGTAAGAGACCACCACCCATGTTGTTTAGTATGAGTGGATAAAAAAAAATGCCGGAACTTCTTCATTTTCAGAGACGACGACTTTCAAAGAAAATGCGCATCTATGCCGTGAACTGCGACAAGGGTCGCGCCGACCGGTTATATGCTGCCGCATCCTCGTTACACCTCGACATGGTCCTTGTTGCAAGTCCACTTGCCGATTCGGAGGAGGTGGTGCGTCGGGGCAAGGCATGTTTTGAAAGGGGGACGAGTTACCCCACTGGATGTGCAGCAACCATCGGACACTTGCGTGCGCTCGAGCAGTTTGTTGCCGACGGGGATCCGCTCGGAATTATCATTGAAGACGATGTGCGATTCCATCGTGATTTTGTGCGGATCGTGGACGCAATGGTCCCGCATATGATGAGTGGAGAGACAGATGTCCTTTCACTTGGATATGTCAACATCCCCTTGGGTGAACGGATATGGGTGGGTACCGAATTGATTATCAGGAATGTCGGTGTCTCCAATCCATGGGGCGCACAATGCTATATGGTGACGCGTGCATATGCGGCGTTTCTCGTCAACATGTTTCGAGAGGATGACTTGTCGCTTCCGTATACGAATCACTTTGTGACGGACTGGGTCTTGTTCGATCCGGCAAACGGATGCAGACGAGACACACTTATCTTTCCGATTGCAATTGAGTCGCCTGATGAACAGACAATTGCGGGGAGTACAAACAAACCGAACATTATCGAACAATGTGCACTCAACCCTGACGATTTTCGTCTGTAAGATGTAAATGGACGACGTTCACTTCGAGGTTCCTTTCGATGAACTCCGTTCATCTAAACTGTATAAAGTCCTCAAGAATCCGACTGACATGAGATCTGGGTTTCCAAAGGTAGATCAGATGTTCAAGGTCGTTGATATTACTCCTGACAGACGGTATGTAACCATAATGGCGGTACCTCGTGGGAATTCAGAGTTAATGATGCAGATGGAGCACGATACGTATCCCGAGCGTAGTTTTGTAATGATGAACCCTCCGGTGGCCGCGGCGGCGGGTGGTCGGCGTAGACGCAGTCGGCGTGCTCGTAGACGCACGCAGAGTCGCAGACGCTACTGATTCTGTCGATGATAACACCTGCGACACACCGGTTCGTAGACTGCAGGTCCTCCTACGACAATTTGTTGGTCTGAGTCACATTTACGGCGTGTAAAGGGTGCATGCGTGCCGTCGTTGCAATCTGCACACAGTGCAGACAAGAGAGTGACGGAATCCGCAAGAGGGATGCAGAGTGTCAATTCTCCAAACAATGCTCGATTCGAATCGCCATTGAGTCCAACGAGAACAAGTTTCTTTCCAAGAGTGTCCACAACAAACTCGACCAGCGTAACAAGTCCTGTAAAGAACTGCGCCTCGTCGACCACGATAACATCAAATGGATGCAAGAACTCGTCTGTGAGTGTATTTAGCGTATTGGTCGTTAGACATGGAATCCGTTCACCTGAATGAGTTACGATCTCATTTGCATTCAGGTACCGCGTATCCAGTGCATGGTTTACAACAAGAGCTTGCTTTCCAATGGATGCGTAGCGCCGTACAATGGACAAGATGTGCGATGTCTTGCCGGCAAACATGGGTCCCATAATAAGTGTGAGTGACATTTGACCTTTCTTTCAATCTTCTGTTTAGACTTTAGAGAGCAGGTGCGCCCTCTTGGCACGGGCGCGCAGTGTCGCCTCTGTCTCCTTACGTCCGCTGGTCTTGAGTCCGTGAGACTTCAAGACACGCTTGAGCGCCTTTGCAGTGTACTTGCGCGCGCCTCCGGTCAACATGGGTGCATTGTCTACAGGGGATGGCATATTTACACATTACGGGTGAAAAAAACGCAAATGGATGAAGATTCTGCACTTGCGATTGCCATTGCAACGATCGTCGCATCTATCTTCATTTGTGTGTGTGTCTCGTATTTCCGGCGCGTCGAGTACGACGATCACCTCCCATTGGAGTAGGTATCACTCAATCATCATACGAGGAACAATGTGCATTGCCTCCAACTCCTGGATCCACAGTTTCATTGCGTAGGGTATCGTCTTTTGCAGGAAATCGGTTCGGTTCCCGCAGGATCCGCACGAGTAGATCTTTTCAACTGGATTCACAACTGCAAGGGTACCGCACGCCTTGCAAATGCCTGTGAGAAACGGATCAGACACGTCCATCAGACGCTCCTTTGTAAACATGGAAATGCCGTGCGACAACATGCAGTCCCTCTCCATCTCACCTACACGCAGACCACCATCCCTCGACCGTCCTTCGCACGGTTGACGCGTTAACGATACAATAGGTCCGCGACTCCTCGAATGCCGCTTATCAATGACCATATGCTTGAGTCGCTGATAGAAGGTGGGACCCATAAAGATTTCTGCTTCAATCATCTCGCCCGTCTGTCCGTTATAGAGAATCTCATTGCCGTACGGATGCATACCAAGTGTCGTCATGTGCTTGCGCAGCGCATCCACCTTGAGATGGTTGTAGGGTGTGCCGTCACCCAAGGTTCCCGTACGACTACAAATCTTGCCGAAGATCGTCTCCATCAACTGTGCAATGGTCATGCGAGACGGAACTGCGTGAGGATTCATGATGAGGTCCGGACGCAGACCCCCTGCAGTGAACGGCATGTCTTCTTCGTTCAACAACATGCCCACCGTGCCCTTCTGACCGTGCCTCGACGAAAATTTATCGCCTATCTGCGGGACACGTTCGGACACCACACGAACCTTGATAAACGGATATCCATCCGAATTCTTGTCCTTCCACACCCCGTCGATACGGCACGTCTCGGCATTCTTGTGCGTGGTCGACACGTCGCGATACGCATACCCCGCCGCATCGTTGCGCAGATTGGCAACCTTGCCAATGACCACATCATTCTCCTGCAAGATCGAGTTCAGGATCGGAATACCATTCTCGCCGATTGCGTCATAACTTGTATTCTTGAACTTGCGTGTATTGTGCTTGTTGGGTTTCATGAACTTTTCCTCACGACCCGAGGTCACATTGCGGTGCTCCTCATCCTTGTACATGGTGTAGTAGAGACCACGAAACAACCCGCGATTGACTGCACTGCTGTTCATGATGATCGAATCTTCCTGGTTGTACCCTCCATAACAGGCAATGGCAACAATGGAATTCATTCCAAAGGGCATGGTATGCATTTTGAGAAGGTTCATGCTTCGTGTCTCTACAATGGGGCGGGTCAAGGAGCACAGAATGTATGCATTCTTGTCGAGACGCTTGGCAAAGTTGGTGGCGTACGTGCACATGGACTGCTTGCCCATTGCAGACTGATAGGTGTTTCGAGGCGACTGATTGTGGTCCGAAAGCGGAATCGTGCCTGCCATGTGTCCCAGCAGAAGTGAAGGATGAATCTCGTAGTGCGTATGGGTCGTCACGCTCTCACGCGTCACGGCAATGCGCAGGGTCTCCGTCTCGGATGCATCAATGTACTCGACGCACGTACGCACCCACTCCGTCCAGTCATTCACATTCTTGGTAGGCGGACTCTGTCCTACACGAAACACGGGACGAACTACACGACCGCCATCCGTCTCAATTGAAATGGTATTTGCCAAGGTGAACCAGGCAATGGACGTATGCGGATGGATGCGCATGGAATACTTTGCTTGGCGCAAGGCAGTCACCAAGGCGTTTGGATCGAGGGTATACGCCACAATCACGCCATTCACAATCACCGGCGTTCCCTCATATCCCCTTGACGTCGACACCCACTCGAGCGGATGGTCCTGCAGAAAGTTCAGAATTGTATGCGAAGGAATGTGCTGAGAAATGGAGGTGAGAAGCGACATGGTCTTGACGATACCGACGGAATGACCCTCTGGAGTCTCAACCGGACACATGAATCCCCACGACGTTCCGTGCAACTTACGAGGGGCAAGCAACTTGCCAGACTTTTCAACCGGTGTCTGGATACGGCGCAGATGCGACAGGGTTGCAGCATAGGACATGCGAGCAAGAACCTGCGATACACCTACCTTGGTCGCATTGGACAGGGACGACGACGAGGACATGCCAAGTCCGAGAACTGTAAAGTTTCCAGTGGACAATGCCTGCTTCAACTTGCTCTCGATGGTCGACATTTTCAAGATCTTGTACAAGTTGCTCGAATTCAAGATCTCCATGGGACGCGGCGTACCCTTTTTCCACGAATCGTGATTCACCTCCTGCACAAACTCGTTGCGCGTATCGTTGCAGACCTTTTGAAAGAGTTGACGGAAGAGATGGGTCAAGAGCGCACCGGGCATCACAACGCGCTTGTTCGGGTAGGCATCGCGGTCATCGAGCGGAATCTTTTTAAGGTAGGTCAAGAGCAACCGACGAATCATGGTGGCAATGACCAGGACCCTGCGTGCATTCAGAACCTCGGGGGTCGATGTCTCTCCACTGAACTTGACGTGAGGCAGCAACTCTGTCGTCAAGAGGTGACGAACATATGCGCACTTGTCCTCCTGGGTCGTTCCATACTGCAGATGATTTGTGAGGTAGGACACTGCATCCTGCTGACTAAAGATTCCAAGTTCTGCCGTGTCGCGGAAGGAGGCACCGAGCAGCTCGACGTACGGATCTGTGTGGGACCCCCAGATGAGAGACGCAATCTCGAGATCGGAGACAATACCCAGTGCCTTGAAATAGACCATGATCGGAATGTCTTCGCGGAACCGGGGCACGCACGCCGTCATGGGAAATCCGAATCCATTGAACTTGGAACTCAGACGAATCTCCAGTTTCTTAGGCGGAGTTGTAAAGGATTCGTGCAGAGACTTGAACTCGACGGAGAAGAGATGCTTGGACGCCGACCGCTTGTTCTGGAAGATCATGATCCGATTATCTGCAATCTTCTCCTGGCACAAGATGGTGCGCTCGGATCCATGAACCACAAAGTACCCGAATGGATCGCGCGCACACTCGCCCAACTCCTCGATGCTTGCCGGGTAATCCTTCAGCAGACAGAGCGACGACCCCAGCATGACAGGCACCTTGCCGATGGAAATGCCATCAAAGACGTGGGACTCCTCCGTATAGGTATCAAAGAGGGGACCCTTGTACGTCCTTGCCACAAAGCGCACGTCCATGTACATTTGTGCCGCATACGTAAAGTTACGCGTACGTGCCTCCACTGGCAGCATGGGTTTGACACGACCCGTTGCCTCCTGCAGACGGGGTTTCATGTAGGTCACATTCTCAAACGACAACTTGAACTCGTACTTGTACTTCTTGGTCGTTTCATCCTGCTCGTGCCAAACGGTGATGGGGGGCGTCGACTGCACGATCAGCGGGATCTTGGTGCGGATAAAGTCTTCAAACGACTCGATCTGATGGTCGACGAGGCGAGCGACACCGTCCTTCGAAAAGTAAGCAGTTGCAGCGTCCCACTCCATGCTGAATTGCACTGGATTCCCTCTAAATAAATGCTCTTCGTTTTTACAATGAGCACCCGGATTGTGAAAGTCGGAGCAGGACCTCCTCCTGTACGGTCTGTCACTCGGAAAGCACCGTCTGGAGGGTTTAAGAAACACAAGACATACCCTGCAAGCAGTCTTCGGAAGACACGGAGAATTCGTCCAGTGTCGAATCCCTCACAACCACCTCCGTCTGCTCCGGGGGTGATTCGAATCTTAACGGCCAAGGGACAAGAAGCAGATGAGACAAATATAAAGAATACAATTGATCGTATGAGTGAACCCGAAATACGCCGTACACTTGCAAAATCCGGCATGACTCTCCGATCAAAGAATAAGCATCTGGCAAAAATCATTCTCGGGAGCGGAATGGCGGCAGGAATGATTCCCCATTAAAGGGGTAATGACGTCTTTATGGGGTCCACTTGGATGGATGACCTTGCATTCGATGGCATCTCTTTATCCGGATATCCCCTCAGACTCTGAGCGCAAACTCATGACGTCCTGGTTGACACATTTTCAGGATACGATCACATGCCCATCCTGTCGCGACCACTTTACGACATCGCTCGAGTCGTATCGTGCTCAGTTTCCGAATATGATGAGTTCACGACAGACCTTTATGGTCTTTACACTCCGAGTCCACAATTCAGTGAATCGGCGTCTCAATAAACCGATGTACAAGACGGTTGACGAGTGTTACGAGACGTTGCGCAATGTTGTAAAGTCCAAGGCGACTCGCGACTATCGCATGGCATATTATACACATATTCGCAGACAGTGGAAATTGTATCAAGATGCGACAGGCATGTCTGCACTTCGAAAGATCAATGACATGCTAAAAATCGAGGGGGACTATGCTGCACCTCGCTCGAACAATTTTGAAGTCCCGATTCAAGACGATGTGGTTGTCATTGGAGACTTGCCGATCCAAGTTGCCGGAGCAATTGTGGATATCCGTCCCCAGCAGTCGCAGACACTTGGGCGGCGATTACGGTTTACAGGCGGTGTGATGAAATTTTTCTGAAAATTTTCCTGATTGCTCTATAAATGAGCACATCTGAACC